ACCCCAAGTACCCGAATTCTCTCCTGATGTTTGTAGCTCTATTCGTAAGCCAGTTGAATAAGTTGAACTCATTTAATCTCCTAATAAAGTTTTAGTTATTATTTCAAAGTTTGTCAAAACTTTTTTTATGCGGCTTTATGAACTTCCGTCCAACTTACATCCGAGTTAGAGTCATCTACAACAGACCAGAAGGTTCCTTGTAAATTCCCTGTATTACTTGTAGCAGAAACTCCAGTCGGTGTAAAGCTTACATCTATACGAATATTCAATACTCCAGTAGATAATGTAGCCGCTACACTAGGCGCTTCATATACACTTGCTTGTGAAGCCTCTCCTATAGCAGAGGTCATTGCAATACCAGTTACAGATACGATTGCTCCAGCAGTGGTTGTAACGTCTCCCTCTGATAAAGTTAAAGCATTTCCTGTAACGGCTGTTGTAGCTCCTCCAGTAGCAGTTTCGTCACCAAGAGACGCTGTTGTACCTACACCTGTTAAAGTAAGGTTGCAATCTCCTGTCATTGTAATTGTGCCAGGAGACGCTGTTATTGCGTTTCCTGCTATGTCAACAGTCTGTGGTAACTCTCCTGCGGAAGCAGTCATACCATCTTCAGTAACAACAATCGTTAAATTATTATCACCTGATATTGAGAAAGTTCCTATTGAAGATGTTGATTGAACACCAGTAACAAATACGGAAGTGCCTGGAGTTGATACTGCTGAATCAGCTTGAACACCTGTAATAGTCGGAGCAACATCTCCTTGGAAAGACATTGATCCTGTATTTGAAGCAAGTGAATTACCTGTAAGAGCATAAGATTGTTCTGTAGTATTCCAAAGGTTATCACTCCAACCTATTATTATACCTGTATCACCTGCCGCTCCTCTGTTCCAACCTGATTGGAAAACACCAGAAGCAGTTTCATCACCAAGCGATGCTGTAGTGCCTAATCCTGTAGGAGTAACTACACATGTTCCTGTAACAGTTTCAGTTCCTAAAGATGAAGTTATTGCATTTCCTGTAGCAGTTACTTCTGCAATACCTGTAGCTACAGCAGTTCCTGAAGTTGAAGTAGTTCCTAAACCTGTAACGGTTACATCTGCGTTACCTGTTGTTGATTCTTCTCCAAGAGAAGAAGTTAATGAAGCTCCAGATAATCCATTGCCGACTGATAAAATAAAATCGCCATTACCCCAAGAGGCAGCGTTCCATCCTAATGGTATTGTTGTGCCTACACCTCTATTCCAACCAGTAAGTAATTGATTGTCTACAATCGTTGGATTAGGCATTGTGCCTAACGATGTTGTTACTGCATTACCAGTAGCTGCGTACTCACTTGCTTGAGCAGCATCTCCAATACTAGATGTAAGTTGTATTCCCGTTACACCAAAAATATTGGTTGTTATTGTAGATACGGAACCAACTGTTGAAGTGAGACCATTACCTGTAGCGGTAACGGGTGCAAAGGTATTCCATGCACCCGAATTCCAGGTCTGTCGGCCCCATCCTTGGATAGTGGCCATAATTTATTCTCCTATGCGATCCTTAAAATTGCAGCAGTTGCCTCAGCAGCAGGGAACGTAATTGTAAATGTTCCTGAAGTTGAAGTTTTAACTGCACCAAAATCTAGTACACAAACAGATGCATTGGTAGTCAAACCAGATACAGTTGAACTATTATAAATTACAGCAGCTTGTGCTGAAATAGTTGCACTTGTAAATGATATATCACTGAAATCACAAACAGCAGTATCAGAGGATAATGCTGGTGTAACAGATGTTAATGCACCACCACCTTCAGAATAAGTGCCTGAGTTTGCTACTTCATCAGTTTGTTGAAAAGCAGTTGTTGATTTGCTTAAAGTTGCTTCGTTGTCGTATAATGCTAGTTTAAAAGCGTTCCCTGTCGTTGCCGTAAAGTTATGTAGGCCTTTCAGGATCTCCACTTTAAAACTGTTGCATACAGCTTGAGTAATTGCCATAATAATCTCCTATGGGTTCCTTGATTCGAGAGGGATACGAATAACGCCGTCCCGAAATTCGTCTCTACGATCACGCCCCATCTCATATGTGGCTAATGCTTGTACAGACTGATTATACATTTTATCGTAGTATTGTATCATATCTGCTGGACCTTTCAAGTATCCAAGTGCTTCTAAAATACAACCATACAATAGCACGTTCGGAGCATTTTGACTTAACCAAGTTGACGTATTTGAACTTGTTAAGCCAGCAGGCTTGTACGTGTATGCGAGCTCTACAGTTAATGCAGCGTTCGGGGTCGGCGCGAGATAGTGTGTGTCTTGGTCCCACATCGCATAAAATTTAGGCGTTGCGGTATCAGTTCTATCTGGTGCGTATTCATTCATAAACGAAATATCTTTTTGTATCAAGTAAGTTCTATCATCATTACTATCTATCAACTGCACATATCTCGTTGCTTCCCAATCAGCGGGAAGCGGTAAAAAAGGATTAGCAACTGTCAGTGTTGCTGTGTCATATTTTCTGTAATAATTTAAATCAACTGTTCTTCTTACTTTATCTTCTATAGATTCAATAAAAGGTTGAATAACAGCATCTGAAAGCACTGTAGTAGTTGTTTCTGTATAATTTCGTACGTTATCTGTTAAATCGGAATAATCGGTCATGACGTGCTCACTGTAACATTACCTACGCCAGAATTCAACTGTGTAGGTTTATTTGGTTGTTGTACACTCAAAGGCATCATGCTTTTTTGTGTAGAGGCATAAGCTACCCCATTTGCATAGTAATTAGTAACAGGCATATCTAATGTTTGAAATTGATTAACTGTCAATCCAAATCCCTCACCATCATAAGCAGCATCTCCAGTTGTTGGTTTAATTACTGTTCTCCCTGCATTTACAGGGCCTGTAGCACCACCAACAAAAGCTCTTGAATCTTTTCTTTGAGGTCTAGCATGTTGTAAAGATTGTGGATCTGTTACAATTGGTAATGGTTCTAATTGAGGATGTTTTGGTTCATACTCACTTGTATGTACCCACGCACCTGTCCACTCTTGAACCATTTCATTGTAGGGAAACGCCATACCAGATCTATCTGATATTCGCTTTGCAAACTTACCAGATGCATACTTTCCCATTAAGCACTCGGTAAATAAACTTTAGGTGTTAAAAATAAACTTGTTCTTTCACCATCTTGAGCTGCTGCTCGTTGAAATTCATCTTCATAAATTTGTTTTAATAATTGAATTCTGTCTGGTGCTTTTTTCATAGCTATGTAATAAGCTAGTCCAGCAGTTAAACATGGAAGAAATCGAAAAGGAATCTCAGCATTATTTGTGTAAGCGCCCGAGTCCTTCATCCGAACAAGAGCATAATATACTAGAGTGTACGTTGTATCGGCTGCAGGATATAGAAATAGCTTTGGGTTTATCGTACGCTCAAAGTAGTATTGACTTGGTCGTCCGCTGGTTGTTTTAACTGTATAATTTAAATATGTAGAACGACTTATTGATGTCGTTGAAAATTCATTGTTACTCGAATCACGGATCACGACATCTGTAATATCTATAATCTGTTGAGCCGCATCAGCTCCTGCACCAAATAAATTTACCCCTGATAATTCTGTTGTTGTTGCAGGTAAAGTTTTTTCTTGTTTTTGAATTGTCCAAAGATTTAAACCTCTGTTGGCCCATTCAGATAACATTAAGTTAATAGAACGTCTTGCGGTTTTTAAGTCGTATCCACTACGTACTTGTAAACCGCAACGTTCAAATGCTTCTTCTGCTATATCATCTATAGACAGATCAAAGTCTGCTGTTGAAGCGTAAGTAGGCATCTATTTTTTTGCTTTTTTCTTTTTAGCACCCATCATGCCGCCACCACGTTTCTTGACAACTTTTTTCTTTGCAGAACCGCCGCCCATCATTTCCATCATGCCGCCACCACGTTTTTTAACAACTGGTTTGCCGCCTCTTTTCATTGCTTGTTTCTTTTTACCCATCATGTTGACCTCCGAATATTCGTTTATAGGTTTTTTGTCTTGATACTACAACGTCTTGATAGTACCCTCTAGGCCACAACTTATAGTAACCAGATTTGTGTAGTTTATCAGAAGCTTCCTGTAATTGCGAGAACTTTTGTATCAGCATCATGGAATAAGCTAGGTCACTTTCAACCATAGGCATTTCTCCAGTAGGAGTTACTAAAAACTCTTGTTCTTCTTCATTGGCTGGATTTTTAGGATGAAATCCCATAAAAAATATATCTTTTTTGTTATACCATTCATTATAAGAATCTATTGTTTCTTGATACTCATCAAGTGAATAATTAAAATAAGGATCACAAAATATTAATATTTCATGCACCTTAAAATCTAATTGTTTTATATGTGCGTTTAATTCTGCTTTGTATTGTTTATATTTTCTTTTTACTTCAATAATAACTTTGTTGTCATTCCATGTTTTTTTAGCAAAAGGACATGCTGGAAAACCACCTAAATGTTTATTAGGAACTTCTAAAAAATGTTCTGACCATTTACGAACGTCGTCTGTTATTTCTTTTTTAGAATACACCTTTAAAATCAAAGCCTCTTACGGCTGCTCCTGCTCTTCTTTCTTTTGATATAAGACCTCCACTAGCTGCAAATGTTTTTACATTTTTAGGTTTGCCGCCTGGATTGCCCGCAGCTCTTTTTCTGCTGACAGCACTCGCCTTTTGCCCACTTGTCATCCGTGTGGCTTTTGCAAGGGGTACGCACTTTGGATATTTTCTCTTGCTTCCCTTGCTGCTTTTCCTGCCACAAGGTTGATATTTTCCGTCTTTCTTCGGGGCTCCAATGTCCACCCACTTCTCTTTGACCCATGCTCTTAGTCCTTTCTTTGACATTAATTAATTGTTGTTCTTTTACGTTTATTTTCTGCAACCGCGCCACATCCTCTCGCAATACCACCTTTATTAAGATGAGAAACTTTTTTTCTTTTTTGTGAAAGTTTGTTGGAAGCAATTGCTCCTCCATTAGCTTTTGATTTTACTTTTCCTGAACAAACTGCGGAAGCGTACATGTTAGCATAAGCTGATGGATAAACATCGTATTTTCTTTTTGCGGCTGCTTTTCCTTTAGCACATAATTTACCCATGACCTTGACCTCTATATTTGACGTGTTGACGTCGTTTATTTTTATTCTTCGGCCTACTGCGTGAAGAATTACCTATACTAGTTCTTTTTTTGACAGGAGTAAAGTATTGGTTATTTGGTAATTTTACAGCCATTATTTATTCATTTGTGCTAATGGGTTAGCAAGAGTTAACTTAATTTGTTTATCAATACTCTCTTGTAATTCTTTCATCTTTTCTTCTAAATCCGTTTTTAATTTTGTCATATCTTCTTCAACAGTATCTATTGCAATCTTTAAATCTTTTGAATTATCTCTAGCATCTTCTTTAACTTGTTGTTCTACATCATTGACAATTTTCTCTACTCTTCTTACATCTTGCCGAAGGTCGTTTTTCAATTCGTTTGCCACATCACTCACTAAGCGGATTTCTGACATCATCATTTCCATTTCACTCATAAGCATTTCTACTTCTGTTTGTATCAAATCTGTTTTGCTTTTCATTTCTTCTTTAGTCAAAGCAATAGTCTTATCAAACTCTGAAAGGTCAGGAGCAACATAAGACTCGATCTGCGCAGACATATCCTGAAATTTCTTGAACATCTCAAAACCGCCATACAAAACACCAATACTACTTCCTAAAGCTAGTATCACTGCGAGCATTTTTCCGCCCTTGAAAGTTATGCCTCCTATATTTACTTCTGCCATTGTTGCATTATCATTTCATCCATAAGAACATCACTTCCTCCAAATAGAAAGTATTGTGCTATGTTGTTAGTTGTTAGTTCAGCATCAGGTATTGCATTATCTGTAAAGAATCCTTGTATGTCATTTAAACTTTGTTGACCTTCAAAGAATGATTTAGAGTTACCTAATACTTGCATCACAATTAATGTTTTTA